AATTGAAGAAGCAAGAAAAGAAGAAGTTAGTAATTATAAAGAAAAATTAATTCAAGAGATAGAAAATACAAAAGGGAATTTAAGCAAATCTAAAGTTATAAGCATAATTATGAAAAAAACAATAAAAGGAGAATATGAACAAATGGAATCAGAAACTAAAAAAAGACTAACATTTCGTTAGTCTTGTCTTTAGTTAATTTCTAAAGAGTTTTGAAAAATAGTCCAACATTGGAATAATTTTTTCGTTACTTCCTTGAATATAGAAGAAAGTATCGCCATTTTGTGTCTCATATATATCAATATTGACACTTCCAATGCGTTCCCCTGTTGCTATAGGCATCTAAAACCCTCCTTTTTCTTTTGTGTCGCGCGCTAAAATATTATAGCACAAAAAATAAAGAATAGTGTCGAAGGTTTACTAAAGAGTTAAAAAGCGCAAAAAAAGATATATGAAAGAAACGACAGTTTTAAACAGAATAGATAAACTAATAGATAATATTAACTACGAAAAAGCTTATATAGAGATAGAAACTAAAAATAATAAACTGATACTAGAAAAAGACAAGAAAAATCAGATAGGGTTTAATACCAAATAAAATATAGAGGTGGAGGTATGGCAAAATATGACTGGAAGCAGTTAGAAAAAGAATATATATTAAGTGATTATAAATCAGTAAGTAGCTTTTTAAAAGACAAAGGAATAAAACGTAATGGTAGTACTCAAAAAGCTGTAAAAGGTTGGAATGAGAAAAAGGTTCAAAAAGAGTTCAAAAAAGGTTCAAGAATTATAGAAAAGGTCATAGAAAAAGAAAGTGAAAAGGAAGCCGACAAAATAATACAAGTAAAAGATGTTGCGAATGATTTATTGGCAAAAATAATACAAGCTAATAATGAACTTGATAAGCATATAGTAACCAATAAAACGAAAACTAAAGTAGTAGAATATGATTACAAATGCAATAAGCCTAAAAAAGAAACAATAGAAGAAAAAGAGCAAAAGACATCATTTATAGACATTATTGATAGAAAAGGACTAAAAGAATTAACCTCTGCCTTAAAAGATATAAACGATATTATCAATAATAAACAAAAAGAAGAAGGTAATACCCAATCGCTTGCTGAAGCAATACAAAAAGCTTATGATACAAAGTAGGAGATAAGTAATGTTATCAACAGAAGCAATATTATATTATAAAGATAGACCAGTAGAATTTGTAAAAGATATAATAAAAGCAACACCAGATGATATACAAGGAGAAATTTTAGAAAGTGTTGCACAAAATCAACTAACAAGTGTACGCTCTGGTCATGGAATAGGAAAGTCGGCATTAGAAAGTTGGCTTATTTTTTGGTTTATGTGTACAAGACCATTTCCAAAAATACCTTGCACAGCTCCAACTAAACACCAATTACATGATATATTGTGGGCAGAAGTTGCTAAGTGGTTAAATCCAACATTAAGGACAGAAATAGAGTGGACACAAGAAAAGCTATACATGAAGTCTAATCCAGAAAATTGGTTTGCAGTACCAAGAACAGCAACGCAACCAGATGCATTACAAGGATTTCATGCAGAACATTTATTATATATTATAGATGAAGCATCACGGAGTAAAAGATGTTGTATTTGAACCAGTATTACGGCTCTTTATCAACGCAAGATGCTAAACTTATTATGTGTGGAAACCCAACTCAATTAAGTGGTTTCTTTTTTGATAGCCATAATAAAAATAGAAGCATATATAAAACATTTAAAGTATCTGGAGAAAACTCAAAAAGAGTATCTAAAGAATATATACAAATGATAATAAATATGTATGGACAAGATAGTGATGTATATAGAGTTAGAGTTGCTGGAGAATTTCCAAAGGCAATGCCAGATAGTTTCATTCAGTTAGATTGGGTAGAAAATTGTAGTAAAAAAATACTTACAAGGAATTACCCTGCATTAAGAATAGATATAGGAGTTGACGTTGCTAGATATGGAGATGACGAAACAATAATCAATATTTTATTTGATAAAACATATCAACAACCATTAAATGTATTACATCATAACGACACAATGCAAGTAACAGGAAGAATAGTGCAAATAATAGAACAATTAAGACAAAAATACTTAGGAATACCAATACATATAAAAATAGACTGTGATGGATTAGGAGTAGGTGTATATGATAGGTTAAAGGAAATAAAACAACAGAAAGATTGGATAACAATTAAGTTATATGAATGTCATTTTGGTGGATCTGGTGGAAAAAATAAACAAGAAGAGCCAGTTGAATTTAGTAATAGTACAGGTTTAATGTGGGGACTGCTAAGAGAGAAACTAAAAAGACAAGAAATAGAATTAATATATGATGACAAACAAATAACACAGTTAAGCAATAGAAAATATAGAATAAATAGTGATGGAAAAATAGAATTAGAAAGAAAAGAAGAAATGAAAAAAAGAGGACTAACTTCTCCAGACAGACGGAGATAGTTTAGTTCTTTCTTTATATGAGCCAAAAGTAGCAAATGTATTTAATAAAAATGATTTTAGGAGGTAGTAATGATAATTGATATAGACGAAGTTCCAGAAATAAAAAAAGGAAAAATTCCCAATAAGTTATTAGCAGAATTAATAGATGAACATCAAAAAACATTAAGTAAATATAATAAGCTGGATAAGTATTTTTTTAATGATGAAAGTATAGTCGAAAAACAAAGATTATTAAAAGACAGTCTGAATAATATAATAATAGCTAGTTATCCCAGATATATAACTATATTAAACAGTGGCTGTTTTATGTCATCAGAAATTAATTATAATGTAAATGAAGAAATAGATATAGAACCAGTATTAAATGAATATAAGAAACAAACAATATTAAAAACAGATAAAAGTAATGTAAGAAAAGAAAGTAAATATGGAAGATGTTATGAATTAACTTATGCGAATAATAATTCTGAACCAAAAACAAAAAGTATAAGTCCTAAAAATGCTTTTGTTGTGAAGTCAAATAATTTAGATGAAAAAGAATTATTTGGTGTATATTATTTTGAAACAAATGGGATATATACAATATATACTTTTACAGACAAATATATAAATTATGGAACATGTAAAAGTCTAAGTTTACAACAATATAATCCTAAAAAAGAAAAACATTATTTTGGTGAAGTTCCACTTATAGAAGTAATGAATAACGAAGAATGTATTGGAGATTATGAATCAGTAATCTCTTTAATAAATGCTTATAATATTATAACAAGTAATGATGTTGATAATATAGAAGAATTTGTTGATGCCATATTACTTTTATTTGGAGCGAACTTAGATTATGAACAAAAAAAGTTATTAAAAGAAACAAGAGGACTTGAACTTCCAGAAAATGCTAAAGCAGAATATTTAACAAAAGTATTAGATGAAGTAGGTATTAATGCAGCATTAGATAGATTAAGAAAAGACATACATAAATTTAGTTTTACACCTGATATGGGAGATGAAAACTTTGCTGGCAATAGTAGTGGAGTTGCATTAGATTATAAACTATTGCCTTTTATAATTTCGTTAAAAGATAAAGAGGCATTTTATAAAGAAACGTTAAAGAAAAGATTTAGATTATATAATAATTTTTTAAGTGTAAAACAAAATATGCCAATTATTCCAATTGAAGAAATAGAAATAAAAATGACATTAACATTCCCTAAAAATGATTTAGAGATTGCACAAATGATCAGTTATTTGAGTGGAAATGTAACAAATCAAACATTAATTAGTAATTTATCATTTATAGAAGATGCGATAGAAGAAGATGAATTAGTAAAGACAGAAAATCAAGAAAAAATGAAACAAAGTCAACTAGCTATGTACAGTTCAGGAGGATTTGACGATAATCATAATAATGAAGATAGTACCAACGAATAGGAGGTGCTTTTTTTATGGCTAGAAAACCAAAAAATTACTGGGAACGAAGAAGCACAGAATTAATGAAAAGACTAGAAAAAAGAACAGAGAATACAATTGATTCATTGATAGAAGCTTATGATCGATCAACTAAAAATATAAATAAAGAAATAGTAAGAATATTTAATAATTATGCTAAAAATAGTGGATTAGATAAAAATATACTGACACAACTACTTAACAAGAAAGAAAGTAAGCAGTATTATAAAAACTTATTAGAAGTAATTAATAATAGCATAACAGATGAAAGAATGAAAAAGAAACTACTTGCAAAATATAATGCACCTGCTTATTCTTATAGAATTAATCGTTATCAAGCATTACAAAATAATATAGATGTAGAATTAAAAAAATTAGCAAATATAGAGCAACAGATAACAGAAATAAGATATGTGGATACAATAAAAGAGGGATACTATCATAGTATATATGATATTCAAAAGGGGACAGGATTAGGATTTAGCTTTGCACAGATAGATGATAGAACAATAAATTTAATGTTAAATGAAAACTGGACGAATGGTGCTAATTTTTCTAAAAGAATATGGAATAATAGCGAAAAGCTAGGTAATTACCTTAGAACACAGTTAACAGCTGATACAATGTCAGGAAAGTCAATAGAAAAAATAAGTAAAGAATTGTTTGAGTATATGAATGTAGGCTTATACAATGCAACTACACTTATAAGAACAGAAATAAATCATTTTGCTAACGAATCAGAAATGTTAGCTTATAAAGAATTAGATATTGAAAAGTATAGATTTATTGCAACATTAGATCAAGTAACTTGCAAACATTGTGCTGAACTAGATAATATAGTATTTAATATAAAAGATAGAAAATCTCGGCAAGAATTACCCACCAATCCACCCCAATGACCGTTGTACAACAGTAGCAGAATTTGATGATGAAGTAATAGAAGACTTACAAAGGCGTGCAAGAGATGAAAATGGGAAAGCTATACTAGTCCCACAAAATTTGTCATATGAACAATGGAAACAAGAGTACATACCTAAGTTAACACTTGAACAAGGCAACACTAAAAACAGAAAAGAGAAGTTGAATTTTCAAGAAAATATCAATGATTTTCTAAAGACAAAAATAAAAAACAATTTATATTTAGACAACTTAAGAAAAAATAATATAGTTAAATATGAAAATATAATTATGAAAAGATATAAGGATAATAATAAAGAAAACCTAGCAATGCTAGATATAAAAACAGGTAAATTAATAGGTAAAATCACAACAGGAACAAAAAATACTGTTAGTCCTAGTTTAAGTAATGTAGTACGACTGTTAAATTCAAAAGACAATTCTTTTATACTTATACATAATCATCCTAAAAACTATTCTTTTTCTTTGACAGATATTAAAAGCTATGTTAAATTTAAAAGTATAGATACAATGATTGTTAAAACACCAGATTATACTTTTTATTTAAAAGCACCAAAAAGAAATATAGAGCTAGACAAATTGAAAGAAAAATATAATAAAATAGAAAGACTAATAAATAAACAATATAATTCTTTTAATGGAGCAGAAAAAAGAGATTTAGTTATATCAAAGTTATCAAAAGATTTGGGGTGGATATATGAGAAAGAAAAAAATTAAAGGATATAGTAGAAAAAAGATAAAATTTATAGGTGGATATTACCCATATATATTATTTGAATAATAAAAAAGTTATTAATATTTTAAAATATAAAGTATGTAGCCGAGAAAATAAACATTCATGTATAGTGCAAATCTATACCTATATACAAAATTAAAGTCGTAGAAATACGGCTTTTTATTATGCCCTCAAGTAAGGCGTAAAACTGCTTGAATAGTTATAGCACTGTAAAAGCTAAAATTTGTTATAACACAGTAAAAGTTAAGGAGGAAATGTTATGGAAGATAACGATGGAAAAGTGGATACAACTGTTGAAGTATCGAAAGAAAATGAAAAGGAAGAAAAAAAGGAAAAGACATTTACGCAAGAACAATTAAACAAATATTTAGCAACCGAAAAGGCTAAATGGAAACAAGAGTCAGAAGCGGAAAAAAATGAAGCTGAAAGACTTGCAAAACTAACAGCAGAAGAAAAAGCAACAGAAAAGGAAAAGAAACTTGCAGAAAAAGAAATTGAATTAAACTATAAGGAATTAGTTGGAAATGCAAAAGATGTATTATCTGATAAAGGTATTCCAGCAAGTTTTGCAAATTGGATTGTATCAAAAGAAGATACAGCAGAAAAAGTAACAGAGAAAATTGAAGACTTCTCAAAGAAATTTAATTCAGAACTAGAAAGAATGGTAGTAAAAAGATTAGCAGGAGATGTTCCTAAAGTAGGAGCAGAAAATAATAAGAAAAAAATAGCAAGATCAAGTTATTAAACTTGATTATTTTTATGCCAAAAAAATAAAAGGAGGAATAAAAAATGGCAAGACAAAATTCATTAAATATTATGGTACAAGGGACAGAAGAAAAAGACAAATTAGCTGAAATATTAGATGGGGTATTAGAAAATGTACAAGTATCAGCAGTATCAGAACAAATAAAAGCAAAAAATGGTTCAGGAAATCCAGAAAGTGGTTCAGTAGAATATAAAAGATTTGCAAATGCAGAATTACAAGACAAAGGTACAGCAAGAACAGCAGGAAAAGGAAATCAATTAAAAGCAAAACCTGTTATAGTAAATATTGATACAGACAAGGAAATTGTAGAAGAATTACAAAATAAAGATGTTAAATTATATGGTGTAGTAGGAATGGCAGAAAAAAGAAAAGATAACCATAAAAAGAGAATAGTTGCATACTTAGATAGAGAATTTTTTGCTAAAGTAACAGAAGGGACAAAAGTGACAGCACCAACAGGAACAACAGGAGCAAAAGCTATAGTAGATAATCTAATTCTTACAGCAAAGGCAACAAAGAATGACTTTATTGATGGAATAGATGCAGAAGATTTAGTATTAATTGTTAGTCCAAAATATAGAAGAGAATTAAAAGACTATATGGACGAACTTCCAAATGGAACAGAGCCAACATATGCAGCAATAGGGAGGTATGATAGTGTTATTGTTTATGAAGGTACTAGATTACCAGAAAATGTGTCAGCAGTAGTAATGATGAATGGTGCTATTGCACAGCCTTATTATGTGTCTGAATATGATGCAGAAAAAATACCATTGGATGACGCTATAGCATTAGAAAGTTTCTTATACAAAGGAACAAAAGCATTAATGCCAGATACAATTTATTATAATGAAGAAGCATAGGAGGAAACTATGATAAAATTTAAAAATGAATATGGAAGTATATTAGAAACAGATAATGACTTGTTGATTGAACAATATAAGAAGAAATATACCGAAATTAAAGAAAATAAGACAAAAAAGAAAGAAGAAGTTAACAAATAGTTGACTTCTTTCTTGGAGGTTAACTATATGGATGAGAAAATAGGGAGAATTAAACAATATGTTATTTTATTAAATTCTAATATAAAAAAAGACGAATTGCTTGATTTTAATATAAGGGAAATGATAGACAGAATTTTAAATTATACAACTAGAAAAGAATTGCCTACTGAATTAGAAAGAATTGTAGCAAAAGCCATTGTTAATGTTTATAAAAAAATTGAAAATGAAAATAGCAATGGAGGGGAAGAACAAAAAGAAATAAATTCTATAAGCGACAATGGCCAGACAGTTTCTTTTTCAGAAAAAGTAAAAACATATATGATTAATAGTTCAGATGATGATTTATTTTATGGTTTTTTTAGTCAAATAAATAAGTTTGTAAAAGCTAAGGTGGTGGGAGAAGATGAATATTCCAAACAGTTTCAAGAAAGCAATAAACAATAATTTTTATGATAAAGGAATCAAGATAATGACTACTGAAAAAGAACAAATAAGAGATGATGAAGGTTGTATTATTGAAACAGAAAAAGATATTATAAAAGAAGCTATAAAAGGTAATTTCCAATATTCTACACTAGAAAAAGTACAACAAGAATATGGCAAAGAGATAGTTGCAGAATGTATTGTTACTTGTGAAGATACTAAAGCAACAATAAACGAAATTTGTAAATATCAAGATAAAGTATATGAAATAAAAGCAATTATTCCATCAGATAGTCACAAAACAATCCTTTTACATATAGTAGGTGGTTTAGATGAGTAGTGTAGAAGGATTAGATGAGTTGCTTGCAAACTTGTTACGGCTTAGGTGGAGATATAAAAGAAAGTAGTAGAAAAGGCTTGGAAAGACGGAGCGAAGAAAATACAAAAAAATGCTAAAATGCTAGCACCAGTAGACACAGGACAACTTCGCAATTCTATAAAGACAAAGTCACAAATAACACAGAATGGAGCAGAAGCTCAAGTATTTACTAATTGTGAACATGCACCATATCCAGAGTTTCGGAACAGGTCAAAGAGGAAGAGAAAGCAACATAGATAAACCCGAGCGGAATATCTTATAAAGCAGACTGGAAAGGTATACCAGCACAACCTTATATGACACCAGCATATTTACACGCTAAAAATACAGGAGAAGTAGAACAAGAATTGATTAAATCAATACAACAAGATATTAGAAAGTTAGGAAGTGGTAAATAATGAAGAATTTAAAACCACAGATATTAAAGAAATTAGAAGAAATCTCAGATGTTGAGGTTTCTTATTTTTATCCACAAAAGTGGAATAATTTAGATAAAAAGCCTGCAATTTCTTACTATGAGATAGATAATTCTATGTCAAGTAAAGCAGATGATGAAGAGTATAGCAGTAATATTGCTATTCAAATAGATATATGGGCTAAAAGTTCTAGTAAATGTTCTAAGCTTGCTATTGAAGTTAATTCAAAGATGGAAGATTTGGAGTTTGAAAGAACTTTAGCAATAGATTTATTTGAACAAGAAACAAATATATATCACAAAACCATGCGTTTTGAGAAAATAGAAATTTTATAAAGGAGGGCGTTAATTATGCCAAAAAAATATTTAAAAGGGTTTAGTCAATTTTCGATTTTTCCAATAACAGAAAATACATTAGAAAAATATATAGTTGGAGAAAAAACAAATATTCCATATGCAGAGAAATTGAGTAAAGACTTAGACAGTGAAGAAGAAAAAATGTATGCAGATGATGAGATTTATGATATTGATAAAACTGTCAATGGAGAAAATTTTACATTGACATTAAAAGAATTAACAAATGAATTAAGAGCAATGTTAGAAGGTGGGAAATATGATGAAACAACAAAAGAATATGATTTTGCGACAACAGATAATGCACCAGAATTTGCATGTACATATAAAGGGCTTTTATCAGATGGAACATATCGTATGTTTAGACAATACAGAGCAAAAGTATCAAAAATAAAAGTTGATTTAGAAACTTTAGGAAATGGTAATAAAGGTTCTGTTGAAATAGAAGGAACATTTATGGCTAGAGCATGTGACAATAAATTGTTTAGTATTAAAGATACAACAACAAATACTGATTTAACATGGTTAGACACAATACCAACAGTTGCACCAACAGGAGAGTAGAAATACTCTCCTAAAATTTATAATTAGGAGGAATAAGAAAATGACAAAAAGTAACGAAACAAAGAGTTTACCAAAAACAATAAGAATACATGGTGTAGAGGTTAAAAAGATGCCTTGTGGCAAGTATTTTGAATCCCTACAAACTTTAAAGGATTTGCCAGAAGACTTCATGAAAGAGATTTCTGAGAATGGAGAAGAGTTTAAATTATCGGAAATGTTTACAGTAGAAAATATAATGAATTTAATAACAAAATTAATGATTATAGCACCCAAATTTTTATTTAGCTTTTTAAGTCAAATATTAGATATTGATGAAGAAGTTTTAAAGGAAGAATTGAGTCCTACTGAATTATTGGAAATATGCAAGAAGTTTTGGGAAGTGAATAAATTAGAAGATTTTTTTATTCAAGTGAAGCCAATGCTGAAAGGAATTACAACTCTAATTGGCTTCAAAGAACAATTGCCATCTGCATTAAAATTGGAATAAGTAAAAAGGAATTTTTAAATGATTATTACCCAGATGAAATTTCAATTATTATGGAAGAATATGCTGAACTAAATAAGGTTGAAAATGTAGATGAAGAAGAAGTTGGTGCAGAAGAGTTTTAAAAATTAAAAAGATACTTTATATAAAACAAAGTATCTTATTTCTTTATTAAATTATCTTC